AGATCATAGCCCTGTATGCCAACGGTCATATTCAGCGTGGGTTTTACTGCATTGCTGTCATCATATGCAGTAATATAAGCCGTGAAGTTTTGGAGCAGCTGAGATTTATCACAGCCGGTTGCTTCTGCGAAGCTTGAGACAAGAGCTTCTATCTGATCAGGTGAAAGTGCCTTCAGATCCACGTTTTCCGCCTCCAGATACTTGGCTACCATAGCCGTAATGTTCTCCGGAGTCAGTGCAGTTGTGAGTGCACCGCCGCTTGCTTCCTCATAGGCCAGGACAAATGCAGTGATTCCATCGGGGGTAAGCCCGGTGGTATCAATACCATTGTCTTCCAGATATTTGCTTATGTAGGCGGTTATATCACTGGGTTTCAGTGTGGAGACGTCTACACCGGCAGACAGTTCCTCATATGCGCTGATCATAGCAGTGACGTTTTCAGGTGTCAGCCCCGACACGTCCGCGCCTGTAGTCGCTTCTGCATAAGCATCTACATAGGCAATAACCCCGTGCGGAGTCAGCATAGCCGTACTGGCACCTTCAGGCACTTCGGTGTACTTGTTGATAAAAGCTTCAACCAACGGCTGAAGTTTCTCTGCATTTTCTGCTTCCTGGTAACTTGAGATAACCGCCTCAGTCGTAATCGCACCGGGATTTGCGGCAAATTCGTCCCATCTGGTTTGTGCACCGGTCATATCAAGATCCGTTGCAATGGTCAGAATTTCTTCAGGCAGTGCTTCCCCAAACATGGAGCTCAGACCCGGAAGCGATACTTCACGATTGTTCAGAAACGCCTGAATTGCTGCAATCTGTTCAAGTGCGGTGGAAAAATCTATTTCCGGGAACATCGACTGTACTTCAGCTTCGGTCAAGCCGCTGTCCATGAGCGACTGAATCTGCGTTAGCAGCGCAATGTATTCTGTCAGAGAACTTTCATCCATACCGGCGGCAAGCGCTTCCAATTCGGTCAAAATGCCAGGCTTTTCACCGGCATTCGCCGTGCTGTATTCACGCAGTTTCTGGAACAATGCATCCATATCAGATGCTGCCTTTTGAATATCTTCCTGTTCCCACACCGGCATAACAATACCGGCCATGGTTTCAGCATACTCCAGTGCAGCATTTCTGCGCTCGGAATTGTACCAGGCATTCAGCTCTTCCATCTGCTGCTGACGTTCTGCGGCATCTTCAATCAGCTGAATGAGCGCATATTCCTTGTCATACTGCGCATCTATCTCCGCATTGACTGCGGCCATACCCTCTGCTGAGGCAACCAGCGCATTCTCAAAAACAGAAACATCGGCAGTTGTTTTGCCTCTTGCCTGGGCACGTGCAATCTCAGCTTCAACTTTTTCAAGAATGGTGTCAAAGCCATCCACATCAGCAGAAGCGAGCTTATACTTGATTTCAATGGCTTCACGAGCATCTATCAATTCGTCCAATCTGATTTTCTCAGTTTCGGTAAGAAAACCGTTCTGACGTTTCTTCAGTAATTGTTCGATCTCCGCATCCATTTCATCAAGGGTCTCTATATCAGCTGCAATCTGTTCAGCAACGGAACCATAGCCCGCAGCACTTGCATCAGCCTGCATTTGCTCAAGTTCTGTGCGCGTCGCAGCCGTGAGCTCCTTAAACGAATCAGTCCAATGGGATACTATCTCGTCGGTTTCCTTCTCTCCGTCAGTCCAGACAGCTATCAGCCCGTTCTTCCAGTCCTCAGCTGACTGCAGCGCATTGCTGAAATCATCTTTAGACATGCCAAAGAACGAAAGCCCATCGCTGGAACCGTAGAAAGTTTGCGCTGCAGTGTTCTTCCAATTCTGTGCTGTTTCTGCCATGCCCTCCAGCGCTTTTCTTGCTTCACGCGCTCCGGAAGCATAGTCATAAAGAACAACAGCGCCATAGATCAATGCAGCAGCCAGTGCCGTCGCCGCAAGCTTGGACTTTCCGATGGTTTTCAAAAAACCGCCAAGGCCACCACCGGCCATCGTAACCTGCGCTGAGAACCGCCCCAGCCCAACACCTGCCTTGCCCAGCACACCGGCTACCTTGCCCACAACACCCAGGGTTTTGCCCAGGATCAGTATGGCCGGGCCTGCTGCTGCAGCAAAAGCTGCAAACTTGATGATCGTCATTCGCTGGGCTTCATCCATGCCCAGGAAAGCTGAAAGCAGCTCGTTTCCCTTGTCGATCAGCTGTTGGATCGTCGGATTCAAATCATCGCCGATCTGCTGCGCAAACAACAAAGCTGTGTTTTTAAGGTTCTTCAGCCTGCTCTCTGTAGTCGCATATCTCTTGCTGGATTCTTCCACCAGGGCAGCATTTTCCGACCATGCGGCATTGGCAGTAATCTGTGTTTTGGCAAACAGTTCATTTGCATTGGTTGCACGGAGCAAAGTATCGCGAAGACGCACTTCCGAGATGCCGATTTCATCAAGGGTAGCAATCGCAGACATGCCCGCTTCATCCATCCTTGCAAGGCCAACGATAAATGCCTGGAAAGCAGATGCCGGGTCAACATCGAACAATGCCTTAAATTGGTCAGCAGTCATACCGGAGACCATGGCAAAATCGGCAAGTGCCTGTCCACCGGTTGCGGAAGCAACTTCCATTTTAACCAGGGCCTTAGAAAAAGCAGAACCACCCATCTGAGCTTCAATGCCCACGCTGGAAAGTGCCGTTGCAAAGCCAAGGATCTGTGCCTCTGTAAGTCCAACCTGATGACCTGCAGCAGCCAGGCGCAGCGACATTTCCATGATCGCCGATTCTGTCGTTGCGTAGTTGTTGCCCAGATCTACCAGCGCAGCACCAAGGTTGCCGAACAAGGACTGATCCATGTTGGTAATATTGGCAAACTTCGCAAGCGTTGATGCAGCCTCACTGGCCACGATGTCTGTACTATTGCCGAGGTCTATCATTGTTCGGGTAAACTCGACCAAGTGTTCATTCGCAATGCCCAACTGACCGGCAACAGCCATAACCTCTGCAATATCATCCGCAGAGGTAGCAACCTCAGTTGACATCTGCTTTATGGAATCTGATAATCCGGCAAACTCTTCCTCTGTCGCATCAACCGTCTTGCGCACGGATGTAAATGCCGATTCAAAGCTTATGCTTGATTTGATCGCCGTAGCGCCCAGGGCTACGATCGGTGCGGTAACAACCGTGGAAAGCCCGCGTCCCAGGGAAACCATGCCCTTGGAGATGGTTTCGCAGCGCTTGGAAAAATCAATCAACGCCTCTCCGGCAATCGTCCATGCAGACTGCTGACGATAAAGTTCTTCAGTAAGCCTGCGTATTTCAGCTTCCGTTTCCTTAACCGCCGCTTTCGCGTTATTGAGGTTGGTTTGCGCCTTGGAGACAGCATCTGCATTGTTCTGCAGCGTCTTGCTGTTGGACTTTATCTGGCCTTCAAGCAGTTTTACCTTGTCTGCCAGATCTTTGTATTCCTGCTGCGCAAGCTCAAGGTTGTTCTTTGCAGCGATAGTCGCAGAATCTGACTCGCCAAGCGTCGCTGCATACCTCTCATAGGTCGCTTTTGCAGCATTGACCGCCTGTTTGGCCTGATCCATCTTCCCACGTGTCTCCGTGAGAGACTGTTTCATGCGTTCCTGGCGGTTATAGGAATCGGTAAGCTTCTGGTTTGCCGCAACCAGTGCACGGGAATACTGTTCAACGGCTCGGTTTTGGTGGGTAAGCTTGTTGCCCAGCATCGAAAGCTTTGCTTCCGTACCACCAACTGTCTTTTCAAGGTTGGTAATACCTGCGCCTGCCAGACGGAAAGTGGACTCTGCTTCTTTGATCTGCTGATTGATGGTGCGCAGGTTCCTCGCAAAATTGTCGCTGTCCAGCGACAGCGCGACCACCAGCTCGCGCAAGACCTCAGACATTATGTTCACCTCCCCAAGAACAAGAGTTCCTTACAAATTGAAATACTAAGGCTTCAAATTAGCCCAAACCTCGTCAATGTACGCAGGCTTGGGCTGTTTTTTTATGTGCTCACGCTGCGCATCCCAGGCCCTGAGGCGCAAGAAACCCAGCATGTCCATTTCATCGATTTCTTTCATCCGCCAACCCGCTTTCAGCAGTTCGTTGCAGGTAGCGAATATGTATTCCGGCAGCGTCAGAACTGAGGAATCTCCTCGCTCTGGAGAAGTTCCGCCTCCTTCGTTACCGGAATCGTAGGGAAAGCATCCAGCACCTCAGTGGTCTGGGTCTGGACGGCCATGAGCGCCAGAGCGATGTCATGCATCAGGCGATCAGCAGGATAGTGGTCATACATATCATCCGGAGTAAACTGATTGCCGAACAGGATGCAGAACCAGTGAACCATCGTGTCAAGGGCATCCGCAACGGTAATCTGTTCCTCGGAAACATCCTTGCCTTCGGTTGCATCTTTGGAAATGCGCACGAGTTTGCCATACACCTTGGCTGCAGGTTCCATCTCGCGGAGCGCGCGACCGCTTATGAAGTCAACAGTATATTTCTTATCACCCAGGGTACAACTGATCATGGTGTGTCCTCCTTATAAAACTGACTGCCGCACAGCCCAGAGCCATGCGGCAGTTTGAGGTCAGGATTCGGTAGCAAAGGTAGGTTCGTAAACGGCAGTCAGGAAAGTTGCTGCCTTTTCATCGGTGAAACCATTCTCGCCCACATCAGCAACCGCCTGGTACTGGCCATCGTGGGTGCGCTTGATTGCGGTCCATTCGATTTCGCCGGTCTGGCGAGTGATGGTGGTACCTTCCTTGGTCGCGTAATTCTCGGTAACGGGCTTGGCACGAACCTTGTACAGCCACACATAGCGGAAACTGTGATTGGACTTCTCGCTCATGAAGCCAACGGCGTAATACGGGGGCTTATCAGTGGAAGTACGAATCAGAACACCGTTATCATCGATCTTATTGCCGAAGATTTTCTCCTGAATGATCAGCGGTACATCCGCCATCTTGGTCTTAAAGGACAGCTCCGGATCCGGATACAGCACGTCGAACTCTACATCATCCGCGTACTGTACATCGGGATCTGCATTTTCAGGGGTGATGGATGCTTCGATTGCACCGGCCATCAGCTGAAGATCGCCATAGGTATGTTCATTTTCGGTATCCGTCAGCAGGGGTGCAATAACTACATTCTTGAGACCGACGGTAGAAGATACAGTCGGAGAAGCATTAGGATTCGCCATTGTGTATTACCTCCTTATAGTCTGCTTAGTTCGTCGCGCAAAACGCGCTTGATTTCTTCGTAGGCGACCTCTGACTGTGTATCAAAGGCCGGTCTTACGAAAGGATGTGCAGGTGCCGGAGCCGGGCCGCCGTGACCAAACTCTACAGGATTGGCGTAATAGGCAGCGCGGTCTTTGTAATGCACACCAATTGTGATCTTCTTGGCTCCGGAGGCCTTGGTTCGTACTCTGCCTGTCCGGATGGAACCGTGAAGATCACCTGTAATAATCTTCGGATCAGAAGAAGCATTCTGCAGCATCTGCTCTTCGATCGGCACAGCACCTGCTTTGAGGGCACGGTTCACCCCTGCCCCGTTTTCAAGTGCTGCAGCCATGTTCAGCATATCGTTTTGAAGATCATCAAAACCGCGAAGCTCAACTGCCACTGTGCACCTCCTCCCAATAAACCCAGGTCCACTGCACCGTATATTGCTTTGTTGCAGTATCATAGGCGGGCTGGTTATAGCCCTTGTCCGACTCCTCACGCATGAAAAAGCCCGCTGCGTACATCTTTTCGCGGATAGTCATCCGCATGGCACTGGGATCAATATCGCTCCAGAGGTTCAAATATACAAATGTACGCAGGGACGTGACCTGATCATCC